GCTATGGCTGCCACATGGGCCAAGCTGACGCCGGAGAATCTGTCCGTGGTCCAGGTTAAGAACGAGGCCGGACTGACGGCGGGGAACTATACGGACCTGGTGCTGGACGACGAGACGTCTAAGGTGGCCGCCGATGGCACTGTGCTTACCAGTTACCGTCTGCGGCCCAAGACGGACCTGGAGGGGCTGGAGGAGCGTGTGGGAGCTGTTGAAACCGGCCAGGACGTGCAGGACGGGGCAATCAATGACCTGGGAACCGTTGTGGGTGAGATTGCGGGGGAGGTGATGGCATAATGGGCGCATTTTACGGTTTGAGGATCAGGGCCGGTATCATGACGCTGGAAGAGGTTCCGGCGTTCTGGCGGGCCAAAGTTGACAAGTGGCTGGCGGACAATCCCGAAAATAAGGAAAGGTGAGGTATATGAAAGTGGAAAGAGTAGAGGAATTAATTGCAATGGCTTGGGCGAGTCAGATCATCAAGGTGGTAATTGTGGCGGTTGTAATGGATACGGTATTTGGCTGTATTCGAGCAATTAAAGAGAGGGAATTTAATAGCTGCTTTGGGATTGATGGGGCAATCCGAAAGATATCCATGCTGGTATCTGTTGCATTCCTGCTGATCTTGGATCGGATCGTCGGACTGAATTTGATCGGTTTTATCCCGGCGGCAGCCAGGGCATACCTTCCGGCGAACCATATAGGCGTGGCCGAGTTTTTCGCGTTGCTCTATATTGCCTATGAGGTTGTGAGCATACTTAAAAATATGACATTATGCGGGCTGCCGGTTAAACGCCTTTGGCAGGTGATCCGAGACGGTCTGAAAAAGTACACAAGCGAGTTACCCGATAACAAGGACGAGGTGGCCCCTAAATAGCCGGAGGTGATCCTATTCTCCCGCCAGCAGGGTAAGAGCTGGGATAACATATTAACAGAGCAGAGAGGAGAACAACATGGAAGAGATCAAGAAGGAAGATAGATTACACAGGGATTGCGAACCGCATGACGCGGAACATTGCGACATCAACGACCATAACAATCTGTCCCCCGCGGATGACGATTGCGGTCACACGGTTCCCGGTCCTGGCCCGGGCGAGGGTAAGGGCGGGTATGAGGGTGGCGCTCCCATCTGGCAAAACCAGGACCCGGATCATGGCCCTGGCGTAACTGAATAAGCGATTGTTCTTTGGCCCTGGGCGATCCCCGGGGCCTTATTATTTTAGGAGGTGCACATTGACAGCACATGAGAGACGGGCGGCGGTGGCCGCCAAGTATGGGACACTGATCGGCCGGAACCTGTACAGCCAGCCGTTGAGGGATTATTGCTTCAGGAAGCACAAGGACGGCAACTACTACAGCGATTGCAGCAGCTCCATCTGCTATACTTACCAGGAGGCTGGGGAGGGCTGGGGGATCACGAATACCGCCGGAATGTATACGTCCAGCAGGTTGGAAACGGTGGATGTGCCGATCTCCGATGGAGTTCCGGCGGCGGACTGCCTGCGCCCCGGGGACATGCTGCTGTATGCCGGTAACGACGCCAGCCGCCCCAAGCGGATCGGCCATGTGGAGATGGTCTACAGCATGGACGGCGACAAGGTGATCTTATGCGGTCACGGCAGCGGGCGGCCGTCCTATAAGGATATGGCGGCGTACTGCCGCAGCCGATACAATACCCTGGCCCCTGGCGGGTGGCGCAAGGGCCTTGTATGCGTCCGCCGGTACATCCCGGACGACGCGGAGCCGGTACAGCCCGCATACATCCCGGGGTGGCACCAGGAGGAGGACGGCTGGCGCTACTATTTGGGGACGGACGGCTTTTTCGTCCGCAACGCTTGGTATCAGGACACCAACGGGAAGTGGTACTGGTTTGACGGCACTGGCCGGATGGTGCACGACACGTGGTATTGGTACAAGGATCACTGGTATTACCTGGGCGGAGACGGGGCCATGTGTACGGGCCGCCTGACGCTGGATGGCAAGTGGTACGTCCTGGACGATGAGGGCCGAATGATCACCGAGCCGGTGACGCTTACGCCGGATAAGGACGGCGCTCTGCGGTATCCCGGGCTGGGAGAATAGTATAAAATTAGTTGAAAAATGCCTCCAGATGTGGTATAGTAATGGTGTCGAAAGACATGTCGCCAGACGGTGGATGGGACCGTCAATGGCGAGTGGGGACCCTACTCCTCCCTGCGCGGATTGAAAAAATTATATTTTCACGTATGGCGAAAGCCAAAAGAAAAAAGCCTATGAAAGTGGGCTTTTTTCTTGCGAAATATATCGCGAGCTGTTATAATTATGGTGTCGCTGGGTGATGGATGGGATCACCGACAGCGAGTGGGAACCCGATCCTTCCCACGCGGATTGAAATAATTAAATATTTATGTGTGGCGGAAACGCAACAAAAAAGCACTCATTAAGGGTGCTTTTTTTGTTGCCTTTTTTGGATACGCTTCCAATTTTCAGGGTATTCTTCCGCGTACCATTTCAAAAAATCTCCAAATAATTCATCTTCCGCCGTTTTTCTGGCTTTCGCCGCGAGCGGTATTTCTGTATAGTATCCCAAACTATACGACTTACCTTTGAACGAAATACTTGCTCTCCATTTTCCAGTGCCTTTGTGCCATGTTACCCCCGTTACCCCGGAGGTATTGTTGCGCTGAACGGTTTGGGTTGAGGCGATACGCGGCACATTTGTGCCATCAACGAAACTATTTTTGTACGCTATTTTCGAATTTTCCCTGAACAATTCATCATGAAGGCAGCCGCAGCTCTGGACTTCTCCTCTTCTCAGCATATCCCCGCGGGAAATGATTATATTCCCGCAATCACATTGGCACTTATACCGGTATCCCCTGCCCGGTATGAGATCATGCGGCTCTATTACGGTCAGACGGCCAAAACGTGTACCGGCCGGTATTGGCTTTTCACGACTTTCTTTTTGCAGACATCCGCAGCTTTTCCATGCCTTCCCAATGTAAGTACCGGGAAGGTCAATAAAATTTCCACAAGAGCATTCGCAGCGGTACATATGCCGATTACGATTAGTCCCATTGTATGGAATAAGGCCAAGGTATTCACGTACTGTAAGTCGTCCGTATGTCTGGCCAATTTCTATTTTTCTGTGCTTTGTTCCCAATGGATCCTCCTTAGCAGAATCGGCATACCAGCTCACCGTCTTTTACTTTGACGGACTTTGTCACCTTACAGCCCCCGTCCTGTTCGGTGACACGCTCATACACTGCCCCTACCTCTTCCCACTCTATCATACGGTTGATTCCGTTAATCCACACGCAATCAGTATCTACCATTTCCGCGCCGGTACTGGCACGGCCACGCTGGTATGCCGCGTTGATTGCGTCCATCACAAGGGCCAACTGCCGGGCGGTGAGCTGTGGGATCAGTTCCTCGGGGATTTGATTCTCAACGGCTGCAAGGGTAGAATAACCCTTGAATCCATTATATAATTTCCTGGCTTTCGCCATTTTTATGCTGTGAACCATCTTGCGCCCTCCTGTCATTTCTGCTATAATATCTGTGAATGGGGGAGCGGTGGCAAGCCCGCCCTCCCTTGTTCATTGTCCGTCCCTCATGCGAGGGGCTTTTTTAGTTGTCCTCGATACCCTTTTGCGTATCTTCTATGAGTTTGTCAACCATTATCTCGGCTCTCTCATATTCTTTGCTTTTCAGCGCTTCTTTCAAATCCTTCAAATCCTGTAACAGCCTTCTTAAATAGCTTTTGAATACGCTCATATCTTCGTGCATTTCCTTCCTCCTTGTATTCGTTAAGGCCTTGCCTCTCTTAACTATCTTTATTATAACGCATTCGTACGAATATGTCAATGGCTATTCGTACGAATTTTGGGATTTTTTAATTATTAGTTTATCCTCTTCCATATACATAATAATTTCTTTTTCATCTGGGGTTATTCCCAATTCTTTTACATACTCAGGGGGAAGCGTTACCCTGACCATCATTGCATTTTTGCTGGCAGTTCCTCCGGGCTTATTAAATAGAACATTTCTTTTTATGACATCCATATACATGACCTCCTTTTATAATTATAGAATAACCTATTCGCACGAATAATTCAAGTGCCTATATTTATTCGTACGAATTATACAAAAAATGTTCGTACGAATTGTGAATAATGTCTATTGATATATTCGTACGAATATCATATAATTAAATCATCAAAGGAACGGAGGACAACAAAATGTTAAAGGTAAACGAAATGATCAACGCCGAGGAAATCTACAATAGATATCACTGGTCCGGTGATGGCGATTATGATTTTGTAGCCGTACGCATTCAGGATGTTCCGTTCAAACTGGGCGAGATCGATCACATTTCCCACGTATGGGTAGACGGAAACGAAACCGACGAGGAGCTGGCGGGAATTTGCGGAATCAATGTAAAAGATCTGCAATACGCAGGCGACTACTACGGAGACTATGCGGCTATCATTTGCGGGGATTGCGCAATGGGCGGTGAGGACATGGGCGAACTGATCATCGAGGACCCGGTTGTGGTTGAGATTTTGGCGTAAGGAATATACCGACCGGCGGCGGTCCCGCCGGAGAGAGCGAGGAGAAAAATGACAGTAGAGATTAAAACAAATGGATACTCAGCTGTAGCCATTCAAGAAATGATATCGAAATTTGAAAAGGCAGCCAAGAAACTTTTCCCGGATTGTAAAATTAGACACTTCTATTTTGGGGACTATGTTGATATGGCCGATATTGTTTTGAGGCCCGGAGAGTATGCGCATTTCAATATTTGTAGCAATCGTGTAAGCCTATGTGGTTATACATGCAGCGCTGAAGATCTTGTTAATTTTGAAAGTATGACGTATAAAGACGAGTGCTACAATGGGAAACTGTTTGAGCTTGTGAAATAGTCACTTCCCCGCCCTGGCCGGGAAATACCTGGGAGCAAATGGCATAGAAAACAATCGATGAAATGTGGAGGACTTCCGAAAGGAATGTACTCTATTAAAAGTCCATGATATAATGAAAAGTATAGTGAATTTGGAGATTTTTAGGCCCTGATTCTTACCCCGGCGGCGATCCCGCCAGAGAAAAATAAATATTTCAAGGGAGGACAAAATGGAAATCAATATTAAAGAAATGAAACTGGAGGAACTTAAAACATTGCAATCCATGATTGCGGACGAGATCAAAGCGAGGAATAGCAGCGCCCTGGTGTTATACACGCATGGATGTAAAGGGGCAGCGAGCTACCATCTCGGAAAATACAAACATTGGGCAAAATTGGTTACGTCCGTTGATACCACTAAAACCAATGGCTATGCTTTCGCCGGCGAATTTCTGGCGGTTACCGCGGAGCATAAAGTTCCGATCGGATCAGTGATTGTGGAGGTCTGTGGAAAAGATATTGACGGCTACGTTATGGAAGCCACAGGGAAACATCATGTGGCAAGCGGAAAAGTCAATAGTATGAGTGGTTTTATCGATGAAATTGCCGCGTTATTTTAA